TTAGAATAATTCCCCCATAATAGTTGGTTCCCAGTTTGTAATCACCAGCTCGCGACTGGTCTCCGGTGCGCCGTGCGTATTGGCCACACTGTACTTAATACCCAGCTCTTCAATGTGAAACTCGGCGAAGCAGCGTCGGATGTCTGGATGATCGTTGATGCTGATCATCATCTTGCCTTTGCAGCTTCGCATTGCCTCGGCCAGCAGCTCGTATTGCTGCCACTCGAACGGCACGCCGTAGCCTTCGGTTTGCCAGTACGGCGGGTCAGCGTAGAAGAAAGTGTGCGGACGGTCATATTTCTTCAGGCACTCCAGCCAACTCAAATTTTCGACGTAAGTCCCCGCCAGGCGCAGGTGGGCGGCGCTGAGGTTTTCTTCGATCCGGCATAGATTGATCGGGCTACCCGTCGTCGCAGTGCCGAATGACTGCCCCTGCACCTTGCCGCCAAAAGCATGCTGCTGCAGATAATAGAACCGCGCAGCACGCTGGATGTCGGTGAGCGTTTCCGGCTGAGTCAGCTGATGCCACTTGAATACCTGGCGACTACTGATCGCCCATTTGAACTGCCGTACAAACTCTTCCATATGGTGCTGCACGACGCGGTATAGATTAATCAGTTCGCCGTTAACGTCGTTGAGCACTTCGGTTTTTGCCGGGATATGGCGTAAAAAGTACAGCGCCGCACCGCCACAAAACAGCTCGACGTAGCAATCGTGCCTGGGGAAAAGCGGGATGATCTGGTCAGCCAGGCGACGCTTACCGCCTAGCCAGGGAACGATTGGAGAGGCTTCCATCGTTTGCTCCTTGGTTTGGCGCTCGGCGGCGCTCTTGGTTATTGAACTGATTCAGATGCCCACATCGTGGGCACTTAATACTGAGAAAGGTATAACTCCCTTCCGCGAGTTTTCTGTTGCATTGGTCGCAACGGATATTGCACATACTGCAAGTCCCTTTCATAAGTGACAAATATCCCGCTAAACTGCGCATTCTTCCGCGCGGAAGTGGCAGCCTTGGGGTGACTTGCAGGCCTAATCTGCGGTCAGCTGACTGGATGAGTGTTCCCGCACTTATCCAGTCGCTGTTCCAGGTAAATCGTACAACTGATATTTCTCTTCCTAAATCCTCCGCCTTTCTTGATCACCACCCCGGCTGATAGGCCAATAATGAGTCACCCGCCAGTGTCGCAATCTCGGTTTTCATCTGTCGTTGTCGAGCGTGGATCGCCGCACCTTGTTCCACGATTGCTGCCCACAGCTGCTGCAGGCCAGCGAAGTCCATCGCAACATTGTTGTTGTGTGCATCAGTCCAGTAGCCCAAAGGGTTTGCGCCGCACAGCAGGACAGACTGGATGCGGTCGCGGGCGGCTTGATCGGTGTCCCAGTGATGGCCCATGTGATCAACACCGCCGCTTTCTTGCTGGTCACGCCACGAGTTGATTTGCTGATGCAACACCACCCGCCACGCAGCTTCATTATTTGCTACAACATCGGAAGTCAGCGGCAGAACCGACCATTGCTGAGTCAGCACCCCGGCGATACGTTTAGGCTTTTGTTCCGCAACTGCATGTGTGAGGCGGTTGTGTTCGGGCGGATTCGTGTCCGCATAACCCTCCCAGTCCCCGAATTCTGTTGCACCGTGCGGCACAGATGCGCCCGCCGCAGCGGCAGCATCGTGTAGCGTTACGCCGAATTGCCCTGTCGCTCGATTGCAGTAATACATGGCCTGCCTCTATCTATGTCCGTTTGTAAATGAATACGCCTTGGCCGCTTCCCACCACCGTCGTCGCCGCCAGATAGTCGGCATCGGGGCTGAAATCAACATGATGCATATTGGTTGGGGTGGGGGTTCCAAAGTCAGGCAACTTGGTAAACGTGCTGCCACTGCGCTTGTACACAATTGTTGAAGGCTGCGAATAACTTGATACCGCCAAATATGCTCCCCCGCTACTAAAGGCCGCGTAGGTGGGGTAATAGGTGGGCAACACCGCAGGTGCGGGCAAGGCCACCAGCGTATCGCCGCTGCGCTGGAATAATTTGATGTAGCCGCTAAATTCACCAACCACCGCAACATAATTACCCGTGTCGCTATACGCAACGCCATGCGCGGTGGCCAAGCTCGGCACGGTGTAGACCAAGGTGAGCGTATCGCCACTGCGCTTATACATTTTTACAGCACCACCGCCCGCCAAAACGAAATACACGCCGGAGGGGTCAACTGCTACGCTACGATAAGTCGAGTTATCAAAGACCCCTTGGGCATTGCTGTACTTTGTAGCGCCTGCATCACGCTTATACAGATAAGCGCCGTTGTGATGCACAAGCAGCAAGTACGCCCCATCAGGAGTAAACACACATCCTTGCAAGTCCATGCCCGCCAAGGACTGACTATCTGTGATCACAAAACTGCTACCGTTGTACTTATAAACTGTCACCGCCGAGTCATACGTCCCCGCCGCGCCGACCACCGCCAGAAACTGTCCGTCTGGACTAAAAGCCGACCGGCGCACCGTTGAAGCCACCGGTGAAAGCGTCTGTGCTAGCGTAAAAGTATCGCCGCTACGGTTGTAAACCCGCACCTTGTTTGTTGACGAGCCGGTTGTAACGAATCGTGCCCCATCTGGGCTAAAAACCGCCGAAAATCGACTGGTGAGCGATAAGTCAACCGTGTCAGGCAGCTTGATAAACGTATCGCCTTTTCCCTGGACTGACGCGGCAAACAGTAAATCTCGCAGCATTATTTACTATCCTTTGCGAGCATCATGCCGCGCCAAGTTGCCCCGCCGTCGCGAGTGTAGAAGCCCAACAAATCCAGGCCTGCTGCAGTCAGCGCGGGAGCCGCGCCACCGGCCCACTTGATGCCAGACCACCACGTCACCACTGCCGACCCACCATTTGTGAGTTCAAGGATAAAGCTGGCGACCGCAGGCGCAGCAGGCACATTGCTCACTGTGAGCGTGGTCGCGCCTGCGATGGCTTTGCTGAAGTAGTTAGCCAACGCGAGATCAATATTGTTCGCGGCCAGCGCGACGTAGTCTTCGCGCACTGCGGCACCGAATGTCTGTACGCCCGAAAATGTGTTTGCGCCGCCCAGATTAGCTTTGGCGTCGAGCGCGGCTTGCTGTTCGGTTGAAACAGGTTTATCCGTGTCTGCGGTGTTATCCACGTTTGCCAAACCCACCGCGGCCTTGTTCAAAGTCTGCCAGGACTTATCGCCACGATAATATTGCGCTGCAGTTCCGGCACTTAAGCTGGGCTCAGCACCCAACGTCGAGCGCACACTGGCAGCAGTCGTTAGCGACAAGTACGAGCGTGCAAATGTCGAGACGACGGCGGGGTCAATGAGCCACTGCGAGCCCGAAACGCTGACAACGATGTCGCCTTTGTCGCCGTCTGTGACGCCGCCATCTGCCCCTTTGGGGATTGTGAAATTAAGCACGGCCGCACTGCTCGTGCCTGAGTTCGTCACCACAACGCTACTACCGGCCGCGCCGGTGGTTACCGTCCCGATCGCGACAGTTGCAGCCGACCCATCATTGCCTTTGGGTAAGACAAAATCGAGTGTCGCGGCTGTGCTGCTACCGACATTAGTTACCGATGGCGTAGCGCCTGATGTCACAGTTCCGACCGTTACAGTCGCCGCTGCGCCAGGATCACCTTGTCCGCCCGCAGGCACAGTGAAATTCAATACTGCAGCGCTTGAAGTCCCTGAGTTAGTGACCGATGCCGAGCTGCCCGCCGCACCAGTTGTTGTAGTGCCGATGGCTACAGTTGCGGCAGTACCCGCATCACCTTTGGGCAGCACAAAATCCAGTGTTGCCGCTGTATTTGTCCCTGAATTAGTGACTGACGGCGTGTCACCCGAAGCCACCGAGCCGATGGCTACAGTCGCTGCAGCACCCGGATTGCCCGGCGCGCCACGCAAGCGCCCATTGAAGTTGCGCAGATCAGTTATTTTGTTAGCTGCAATCGTCGTGACATTCGCATCAACTCGGACTTGTGCCAGCGCCAAAGCGCCTTGCGGAATCGCTGGCACGACCGGGGCAGTGGCGTGCGGCGTTCCTGTTGCGATGCCTAGCCCAGGCCCAGCTGCGCCAACGTAAGCGTAAACCACGTCAAAACGGTACAGCCCAGTGCCGGGCGCGGTCGCGATCTTCAGATCGGCGTTGTTGTTTACGCCGACGTTCTGGTTCGGCATCAGCAGCACTTCGCCGTAGATGTTTGCGATATTGCTGTACTGCTCTGGCCGGACAGGATTTGCGCTGCGATCCGGGTTTTTGCTTGCTGCAACGTCTGCCGCATCGTCGCCAGTCAGGCCTAGGTATAGCCCCGAGAACGGCACGATCTTGCAGCCAAAAACCACGTGCGAGCCGATCAGCGCATACAGCAAGCCCTGATTTCGCGAGCCTTGGACTAGCGCTCGCAGGCTACTGACTTGCTGCTGCAGTGCCAGCTGGTTTTCAAGCAACGATTGACTCATTACGCCTCCAGTTCCACCAGCTTGAGCCCGACTTCGGCCAGCTGTGCATTAATTTTGTCCAGCATCGGCTCATCAAAATCGCCGCCGATCATGGGTACTACGTGCTGTTGCTGATTCAGCACTTGCTCGCCTTTTTTTAGCGTCACGATTTTCTGGCCGAGTACCGGTGCGACACCGGCCTGGAATTGGATTTGAATTGCGCTCAGTTCTTCGGTACGTTGCATGATTTGCTCCTATGCTTTGCGCAGCAAAATGGATGTCCAATTTGCGCCGCCGTCGGTTGAAAATTGAAAAGGGCCTTGCCCAATGAAATTGGCCAAGTTGAATAGATCAGCCGCGTGATAGCCGTCCACGCGATCTGCATTTAGATTCGTGACAAGCGCCCCACTCACCATTTCGAGCGCGCCATCGATTCGTACACTGCCGCGAAATTGCGAGCTGCCGTAGGCATCGATGGCTTTGTCAAACTGACACAGCTCAACCTTGCTGCCCGGCGATGCTGTCGCGAAGTAAGCGCCGAACGTCCCGACTCCGACCACACCATAGGTGCCGCCGATGCCCAATACGCCGCAATCAGAGCCACGGCCAAATACCCCTGAACGCAATGCCGCGCCGCCAGCGCTCACGTTGTCACCGCAGATCGAGGCACCCACTTGCACGTTGCTGCCCCACGGCATGTTTGTCGTTGTTGAGTACGCGACGTTACTCACACTGCGCACTTGCCCAGTCGTATCGACATTCCCTTTGAAAAACGCCTCACCCGTCGCGGCGTTTAAAGCAAAAGTCGTATTGCCACCCGACTTCGCTTGAATCCCGCCCGCGCCGATGAAAACGCCGGTCGTTGAGTTGCCCATCTGGAAAAGCTGACTCGTGGTGACGGGGATGACCGTAGTCGAGGAGTTACTCAAAATATCCCGCGTCAGATCGCCAACCGCCCGCGTAGCGCCATAGCTGGCATTGCTCTCAACCGTTGCCGCGAGCGAGTTGTTGATCAGCGCATTGGCACCGACTCTGAGATTTGCGCCATCCCACGTCAGTGCCTTTGTGCCGGTACCGAAACTGAAATTGCCAGTGGACATGATCGATACCGTGTCACGGCATTTGATAAAAGCTTCGGTCGCCAGCTTGGCATCAAGATCGAGCCAGCTCTGGCCGTCGTTACTGAGCACTTTGCCGGTGCGAATCACGCCGCCGCGAATCTGCGTGATTGACGGGTCAATCTGGCCAGTCGGGTTGCCAGACACATCACGATGCCAGTCCGCAAAAGTCACTTCGCCGACGACAGCTACTTTGTTGGACTGAATCAGAATTGCTTCCGGGCAAATCGCGATCTGACTTAGAACGCGATCACCCTGCACTGCATAGCGCACGCCGCGCTCAACATTGCTCAACCGCTGTGCCAGATCATTGATCACGGCCATTGCGTCGATGGCCGCATAACTGCGCGGGTCGATCACCGGGCCTGCGGGTTCTGCTGGAGCCGTGATGCCGCCATTCGAAAAGCTACGGCCAATTAATAGCGTCATTGCTCACCTCCGTAGCTCACAGGCATGGCAAAGCTCCGTGCTATACCCAGCGGCGTGCGCTTATATAAGTACACGGATGCCGATGCCCAGCCGCCTGCGGGTAAATTCAAGTCCAGATTGCCCGCGATGCTGTACGTGCCACCACCCAGATCGGAAAAATCCGCTGCCGGCAAATCCAGCTGGGTTGTACCCAAACCCGCAGCCGGAAAGTAGTAAAACATCAGGCCATCTGCAGCGAGCAGCGTGCTGCCCTCAATCGCACGCTCGCAATGGATCAACTCGTGCTGCGCACCATTGCTGTGAACGCCACCCCAGCGGACGATTTCATAGTTTGTGCCATCCGTTAGAATGCCTAGCCGCAGATAAGCCATGCGGTCATCAACCCACGCGATGTCTACCCACTCGACGACATCGCCGACTTGTGGGGCGACATCGAGCGGCTGTTCGAAGTAGAAGCTGGTCGAGTCGTAGCGCACGACTTTGCGCCAGGCCGACGCGCCGACCTTTGCCCAGATCCCCGCCAGCACGATGTTGGTGCGATTAGGAAATTCGGGCGTTGCCGTCACAACGCGATGCACGTCCGAGCCCGCCAGTGCGGTCAGCATGCCTTTATCCAGCTCTGCCACCGCTTCAATCTTGATCGTGCTGCCCGTACCCGAGCCGGAGCGGACTCGAAAGCCGTTCGGGGCGTCAGTGACCGCATAGTTGAACATCACGCCGTCTGGTTTGTCGTCTAACGCTGGGTCGAACTTTAAAACCAGCTTGGCGTTATTCATGTCACCCGCATCGTTCACACGACCGTACAGCGCCGCACTGGCCGGGCGCGGAAACACGCCGACCAGCGCTGCAGGCGCAAATGTGGCCAGCACTTCTGCCGCGTTGCCATATTTGCCCATTGCCGACTGGGCGCGGACTTCAACAAAGAAATTACCCTCCAGCCAGACCGGCAAGCTGGCTGCCAGCTCACGGGTGTACTGGCTTAGCCAATCTGGCGAAGTTTCGTGTCGCCAGCGCACCTGATAGCCAATCACAAAGCCGATGGGCACGTCCCATGTTGCGAGCAAGGCGGGTGCGGCCAGATTGTTGTCAATGACCACCACCAGATTGCCAGGCGCAGCCAGCGGCGCGAACGGGTCGGGCAAACTCGAATCCACGGGCGGCGGTGCCGCAGTGAGCGGATCATCTGCATACAAGCTGGGGTCGTACTCATGCGCCGTGATTTCGACATCGCCGGAGATCAGTGGCTTGACCGTCAGCACCCGAAAGCGCTTGTTGATCCAGCCCGTCGAACCGTGGCTGATGCTGATCACATCGGTCGGCTGCAAACGACCTGCTGCTGCAAATGCCTTGAAGGTCACCACAAAACCATTGCGTGAATCACGCAGCACGCGAGTCGCCAAAAACCGCGCGCGGCGCTCGTCGCTGGCCAGCGAGAACTCCAGCGTCGACTCAAGCACGAGCCCCGCGTCTTCTGCCAACCAAGATGGCGATTTCACTGTAACAATCGTCTCGGCATGCTGGCGCAAAGGATCAACGAAACGCGCCGTGACAGCATTGAGCTTGCCGCGCCGGTCGGCCGCTTTGACTTGCCAGCCGCCAGTCATGTTGTTTTCGTCAAAAGTCATCACCGACACATCGGCTTGGTCGATCACCAGTGAATACTTGCCCTCACTGAACAGCAGCGAGCCACGCATGTGATCGAGCAGGATTTGCACGTTGTCGAGCGTCGGCTTTGAAGTATCCAGAATGCCGTTGATTTCGTAGCGCGGCACCAGTTTGATGCTGCCATCGGCGTTTTTATGCCCCATGTCGATCAGCGCATCGCAGTAGTTTGCCGCAGCGATAAAGCTATCCACATCCAATGCGCCTAAAGGCAAGCCACGGCCGTAGCGCTCTGACAGCAGATAGTCACGCAGCGCGAGCGCCGGATTGCTCGATGCGCCATACAGCCCGGTACGCGGATCGAATACTTGAACGCCGGGCAGATCGAGCGTGATCACCGGCATTGCACGCCAGACATCGGGCTCAAAGCGCAGCACGAGTACCGAGTATGCGACGCCAGACAATTTATGCGCAGCCGTCCATTGCGGCAGATCGGCTAATAATTTGGCATCCGCCGCCTGCCCGTCATTGCCGTCGTGATAAAACCACTCGACGGTGCTAATGCGCTCACGAACCGTGTCATACACGGTCTGCGTGTACGCCTGCCCACCTGCACTGACCCCAGACTCTTCACGCGGCACCTGGGTTTCGTGCTCGAACTTGAACCGGTCATCCTTCCAGTGCACATCATCAAGATATAAATCCGCATCGGTCGGAATGCCGCAACGGCCTTCGGAATGCGCCAGTGCCAGGTATAAATACTTTTTGTCAGGGCTAACGGCCTGCAGCGCAAAAAGGCCACCGACGCGAGCGCGGCCGTACACGATGGGCAGCGCACCGACGCTGTCCACCGTATTCACCTTCACATTCATTTCAGCGCGCTGTGCTGCCGCCGCTGCACGGGCTTTTTTGCGCATCGATGCCGAACGGGACATGCCATATGCCGTCGTCGCGGCAAACGCAATCACCGTGCCATAGGAGGCAATGGCGATCGAAGCCCCACCGACCGTTACCGTAATCGAGGTCGATAGCCAGGCGGCAACACCGGCTACTGCTGGCATAAATCTCTCCGAGTTAAACGCACCGCACGCACAAACGACAGCGACGGTACTGGGTACAACGCAACACCCGTATCCGGGTGCGATGTCAAAGCACGACGGCCAACCAGCAGCGCCGCGCCAATACCCAGCGCACCTTGCCCTGTGAAGCCGATATCGCCCGCCGCGAGCTGCGACACTGGAATCTCGTCAAAGCCCTGCTGCGCCATATAAGTAATCAAACCATCTAGCCCGGTAGCACCAATAAAACGCTGCAGGCTGGCGGCAGATTTAAAGTGCTGGCGATGGGGCCCGTAAAAATCCGTCGCTGCTGCGAAATCGATGCCTTGCAGCGCGAGCGCCATGCACACGGTGTCAGGGCGACGGTAAGGCTTGCCAATCTGCGCTTCAGCGAAATCGCACAAGCGCTGCGTAAATTCGGCTCTCATCGGCCACCCCATTGCAGCTCTTTGCCCAGCGTCGTGACAAATTCAAAACCACGGTCACCGGGGAAGTGGCGCTGCTGCGATTCATCGTTCGTTAGCCGACCGTTCACGCGCTCAAAATCGACAAAGTGGCTGCTGGCGCGGATCTGCACCACCGAGCTGCCATCATCAACATTCTCTTCAATGGCTGGGCCATCACAGCGGCCACTAAACAGCAGCAGCGGCTCTTGCATCACGCCCGCGCTATTGAAATACGCCCGCCAGACATTCATCGCCCGGCCGACAAAGCGGGTCTGCAGTGTGGCTGCGATCAAAGCTTGATCAACACCCGACAGCGTCGCCGTCGTGCCATTGATCGCCAGCCCATCCGCATCGCCATCAAACTCAATATTGAGCAGCTGGCCAGCCGCGTAAAACGTCTGCCCGCCGAACTGGATGGCGGTCGCATCGTCAGTCAGGCAGATCACTTCGTCGTCAAGGGCAATCGACAGCAGATGCGCGCAGCGTTGCTGCTCTGCACTCATCTCTGCGATGGTGCCGGGGCTTAAATCACGCATTAAATCTCCTCGATCAGCTTGACGCTGATGTCATGCCGAAACGGCGGGCGCACATTCAGCGACTGCGTGTCTTCTTGCAGCGAGCAGCGCACAGTGATGCCTCGCAGCTTGGCCGATACGCCAGCGGCTAAAGGCTCGATCAGATCCCAGGTCAGCGTTACTGCAGCTGCACCGCTGGCATCGGAAACTGCATCAGCAGCGAGGGCATAAACCTTGCTGTGATTGCCAAAACGCACATAGTCACCCGCGTTCAACACGGTTTTTGAAGCGGGCAAGCCACTGAGCACCAGCGTCCTTTGCCGCGAATTGGCCGCATCGCGCACCGTAGCCATGGCAGGCGCGTGAGAATTGGCGCTATCGCAAAGCAATGCCGGCTGAAACTCGAAACGGCCGAATCGGCCATTCTGGGCTTGGATAAACGCCCACAGCTGCTGGCCTTTGGCACGATCCAGGCTCGACCAGGCCACATCAAACGTCAGAAGCGTGGTACCGATCCGCCGCGACTGGCTGCGCCCGGAATGCGCCCGGCTGGAAAACGTGGTGTCCCTCGTGCCTGGCGTGAGGCTGGCTGGGGGGAAGTTAGGCATTTGCGCCATGAGTAATCCTAAAATTGTGGCGACTGCCGGTTGCGCAGCATCGCCGCCCGCACGGCTTCAGTGGCCATTGGCTTCACGTTATCAGCCAGCCGCGCTAGCGCGGTTTCGATACGGGATACAGCGGCCGCATCTGCACCGCGAGCGTCGATAGTGGGCTGCAGATAAATATTGATTGGGCTAGTGCCGCCATTGCCCCCATTACCAGCTGGCGGCCGAGCGCGAAAATCGCCACGCATGGTGACGGGGATAGAGCGGCCATCGGGCAGCGGCACATAGGCTTCGCTCATTCCAGCCTCGGCGTACAGCGCGAGCTGGGGTGAATTAGCAATGCCGCCTTTTGAGTAGGTGCGCAAAGGTAGCGGGCCAGCGCTGGTCATGATGCCGCCGTTGGCAAACGGCACTGGGCTGCTCAACATGCCAAAGCCGTTGCTTGCTGCGCCCACATTGCTACCGACGCCACCACCGCCGGATAACAGATTGAGGCCAGACGAAATCAGGCCGCCAAAGCCGCCCATTTTGTCCATCCAGCCCATTAGTGGCTTGGTGACGGATAGCCGCCACTGGTAGCGAACCAGATCACTGATGAGGCTGTTGAACATGTCTTTTGAGCTGACTTTAATACCTTTGGATGCATTGACCGCAGCGTCTTCCATGCCCTGGAACAAGCCGGAATAGGTGCCTTGCAGCTCTTTAGCCGCCGCTTTTCGCTCTTCCTCAAAGTCTTTGGCTGCTTTGGCTGCAGCATCCAGTTTTTCAACGCCCTGGCGGGCGGTGACTTTGCGCCCGAGCAATTCCGCTTTTTCTTTGAGCAGCGCGATCTCTTTAGCCAGCTCACCGGTATCCGCCGTGCGGGTGGCCAGCGCTTCTTTGTCAGCGATAGTCGCGTTGAGCTGCGCCAATGTGTAGGCGTCCAGCTCGCTCTCTGCCATCCCGTAAAATTTAAGCTTGTTTTCCCAGGATACGGCCGATTCAGTCAGCTGCTTGATCTCGCGGGCATCAGCGTCTTCCTGCTTTTTAACCGCGTCGGCGCGTGCTTTGCTCGCATCGGCTACGCGGAGCAAGCTGGCATATTCTTCAGCCGAGATCAGCTTTAGCGCCAGCTTTTGCCGGATCGTGCGGTCAGTGACAAAGCCGAGCTGTTCGCGAATGCGCAGTGCTTCCTTTTCGCCGTCATTGAGCTTATTGCCCCATGCTAGCTCCTCTTTGACCGCCGCAATCTTGGCTTGCAGGCTGGCCAGCTCGTTATCGGTGGGCGAGCCAATGGCTCCACGCGGAGAGCGAGGCTTTTTCTCATCGCCGTAAATATCTGTGCGGATTTTTGCTTCGCGTTTGGCAATCGCGGCAGGTTTGAGCAGTGGGCTATCGGGCTGCGACTTGCGCAGCTTTTCTTGCATGTCGCGCTCTTTCGCCAGCGCGGTATTGTATTTTTCCTGCTTATTGGCCGCGTCTTCAGTGGCTTTGGACAGATAAGTAAATGCCGCCACGCCATCTTCACGGACTCGATTTTGCTCGGCCAAAATGGCGGATTGCTTACCTTCAAGACGCTGCAGCTCCAAACGATTGTCGATTTCGTTTTTTAGATATTTCTCTCTGGCGAGCAAATCCTGACGTTGCTGAGCCGCGCCCGGATCTTCGATTAGACGATTACCATAATCAGAACGTCGACCATTTTCAGGCGTCATTTTCAGCTGCGCCTGAGTTGCTTTGAGCTGAGCCTGGAGCGCAGCCAGTTCTTGTGCGGGGGTGGATTTACGCCCCACATTCAACATATCGTCCCAGACCCCAGCTATTGTGCTTTTCAGCCCTCGCCAGGCTCGTTCGATATTCCCCACATTCTCGATCACTTGCTTGGACATTCTGTCCGTCGCATTGGCAAACGTATCCTGTGCCAGCTTCACCGCATCTTGCGTGCGGCCTTGCTTTTCTAGTGCCTGGATTTGCTCCAGCACAGAGGCGGTGAGGTAGTGATAAGTATCGTTGAGCTTGAGTGACGCCGCCACGGATGCGTCGGCCAGGCTGGCAAATTCCTTCACGGTATCGGCCACTTCTTTGCCTGTGGCCTTGTTCACTCGCACGGCCACTTCACCGTAGCGCTCCATACTTTCAGCGGCAATACGGCCAGATCCGGCAATCAGGGCCAGCGTTTCGGCAGCCTGAGCTTGTGTGCCAATGGTGTCGCCAATCCGTGAGCTCATGTCGGTTAGCTGATTCGTCGTGACGCCAGTGACATTCCCTGTGAAGGCAATGGCTTTGCTAAAATCCTGCGCTTCGCGGCTACCGCTGTAAAACGCATAGGCCAGCGCGCCACCTGCCGCCGCAGCAGTACCCACAGCCACTGCCATCGGACTGATGGCAGCAGTGATGCCCTTGATCGCCGGGCCAATGCCGCCAAAGCTGTCTTTGATCTGGCCACCTTGCTGCACCATGATCAAAAACGGGTTCTGCCCACCCGCCAGCTGGGTCACAATATCGGTCATCTGCATCGGCAGCTGGCGCAGCGCATTGGTGGTTTGCGCGGCGCTGATTTCGCCGGTGCGCGCCGTTTGTTTGAGCTTACGGTCGATGCGCTCCAGACCGGCCTCCGACTTTGTCGCCGCTGCACCCACACTGTTGCCCATGTCGGTGACGGCTTTGCCGCCTTGCTCTGCGCCGCGCTGCATCTCGGTGCCAGTTTTGCGAGCAGTGTCACCCAGATGGTCGATGCCCGCGCCGGTTTTCCGTGTGGTATCACCCAGATGGTTGAGGTCTGTGTTGGTTTTGCGTGCAGTGTCGCCTAGGTGGTCGATGGCAGTATCCGCTTTACCCGCTTCGCTGATAAAGGCTTTGCCGTCACCGGTGATCTTGATATGAATATTCGACACGCTAATCTTCCTCAGCCCAGATATCGAGCGCGGCTTGCTCCATGACGCGCAGATCGGCCAGCAAGGCCGCACGATCTGCGGGTTTGATTCGCTGCATGCGCATGACAGATTCCACCGCTAGATAATCAAAGCCCTGAAAATGCCCGGAGGGCAGCACGCGCCATTGGGTTTGGCAGTCCAGAAACAGATAAAAAACGGCCAGATGCTCTGGCCACAGCTCGTATTCATCTTCCTGCTGCCAGTCGGCGGGAAGCGTGATTCCCAATTTGTTGGCCGCTTCGTCGAGCTTGCATTTACGGCCGCCGAGCAAGTACTCGACGGCCCCGATCAGTTTTTTTCTTTAGCCACCTCAATCGAGCGCACGAACTCACGCACGATGGTGGGCTGGGTCGGGTACAGCTTGAGCACGGCATCGCGGTTTTCAGGGCTGAATGGCAGCGGGTTACCGGCGGCATCAAGCGGGCCACGCCAGCCGACCAATACCCGCTCAACGACCTCCCGATCAGGGATCGCGCCGGTCACAATTTTGGCTGATAGTTCTTCCAGCTCTTCTTGCTCCAAACGAGCAAACTGGGCGTCAAAGCTTGCCGATTTAAATATCCCATTCCCCATCGGGAAATCCACAGTCACCGTGTGAAAATACGCCCCGAGGGATTCAAGTCTTAACGCTTCCATTGGTTTTCCTTATTTCACCGTGATCACGAATTCGTCATTGCCAGCCACTGGCAAGAACGTCATTTTTGCGTCCAACATCAAATCGCCCTCGCTATTCTTGTACGACGGGTTTTTGATCTGTGCGGCGGGAGCATCGAACTGGATGATGTTGCCCGGCACAGTGCCGTGGATGATTCGCACCGCGCCCGTATCGCTATTGCGTGCGACATCAAACCAGTTTTTGGCCGCGATTGGCGGCATACGGAAAGCACTGCTGCCACTGGGTTTGCGATCCGCAATTTCGACACCGTCCGCTCCGACCAGCACACGATGCTGCAGATCATTGCCGAGGTTGAATTCAAACGATTCAACTGCGAGGTCGGAAACGCCAAACAGACTAATATCCGGTGTGAATGCAGTAGAAAACGGCACGGGTTTTTTCCAGCTCGTAAACACGGCACCGGCTGGCGTTGCCAAATCGATGACAGGGGCGAACAAACCCATGAGTTTAAATTTCATCACAGGCACTTTTTTTGCTGTAAAGCTCAATTGAAGATCCGAGCGAGAGCCGACGATTTTATGCACGTGACCGTCTAAATAGGCATATAGCGTCAGTGACTCCATGAAGTTGGTGATCGGTCGATATTCAACCTTGCTACCCGGTGTGATTGATTCGCTAATACCACATGCACGTACCAACGCACCCCACGCGGGAGCAGTGCCAGCCGCACCACTGCCAGCTAAGGCGACCTCAATCTCAGCGCTGCATGATTCGGCTACCGAGATTTCTTCGCCGTTGCCGAAATACGGTCGAAGGTAATCCATCGACTCCATTTCCTGCTCGAGTGGATTGAGCGTCATGCTGCGCAACAGCACGCCATTGGTCGTCGCCTCCGGTGCTGCATCGGTGCCATAAATTGCTTCAGGCTTGGCCGTGACCAAGACATTGCGGTATTTTTTAGCAACAGCTGGCATGATTACTCCTTATTCTCTGTAGGCTCATCAGCCGCGCCTGGTGCTTCAGCCAGCTCGGTGCGCGCTTGCAAAGTACGCGTGCCATCGGCATTCACGATGTAGCTGCCGCCGTGGCCATGATTTTCGTCACGGACTTCGGCAGCTTCAGGTACAGCAGGTGCTGCTTCAGCTTTTACTTTTGGGGGCATCTTTCGATTCCTTATTGACTGTAAATGGCATAGCCGGTGGCGTAGTCGTCTTGCCACCAGAGCACGGCATCATCAAAGTCGAGCAACTTGCCGCCCGCCGCTTCGATAGCCTGATCGCATTCAGGCGGCAACCAGCCGAGCAGTGCATCGCGCACTTGCGCTCTCAATTGCTGCAGCTCATCGACGTCGTCAACGCCCCCGGCTTTTTTCAGATTGCTCTGAGCAAAAATCAGCGCAAAAGCGGTGCGCCGTTCTTGGTGCACTTCACCCACAACAGAGTTGGGGCCGTCAATATCACCAAGAGGAATTACGAATGCAGCGGGCAACTGGTGCTTGAGTAACTTTTTGCCTTCCGCATAATCCGCTGCGCCGCCAACTGATTTAAGCAATGGGCACTGCGCTTTCAGATACTCAATGATGGGTTTGATCTTCATTAGTACCCCCGACCAAACACCGGCGCACTGGACGTCATGACCGCCATATCGCCTTTGCTGCTGTCCACCGGCGCACCGTTATCAATCCCCAGCTTGACGCTACCGTCTGCCATCCCCTTCAGTAGGCGCACTGCATCTTCGTAACGCTTGCGCACGGTGTCGGTGACGCGTTCGCCATACAGGTGATAGCGGGCGATGTCGCACGACAGGCGATTGAGAATCGGCGGCGTATGCCCCAAGGGCAGCTGGTAACGCGCCGCCAGATAACCGTCGATTTCAGCGTCGGCATCGGCAATGTTTCGCTCGACGACGCTTGCTTCAATCGTGCCGGTGTTCTCACGGTCGGTGAGGCCGAGTAGCTCGTCCTCACCGAAGCGCAACAGCATGTCAGCCTGCGTGGCGTAGGTCATTACTGAGCCGCCTTGCCTGCCGCGACGTATTTGTCTGCTTCCGACTTACCTTCCGCTTTAGATTTCGCAGCAGGTTTCGCGGCAGGTTTCGCGGCAGTCTTCACCGCTGCATCAACAACAGGCGCAGCAGCGGGATTTTTGTCACCGCCTGCTGGCTCAGGGTCGTCCAACACTTCGACCACCAGCATGGGCTCAGCGAGCAGCTGCGCCAGTTGCGCCTCGGTAAAGGTGTCGTTCGGATGTTCGGTCGGGCTGGCTTGGTGGGCCAGACCCGCACGGCGGAAACCGTTTACTTTTGCAGTAATGCGGATCATGGTCAGCCCCCTTACGCTACCGTAGCTGGCCATTGCTGCAGCCTGCGATACGCAAGAGAGTTTCTTGGTGCCTTTATTCGATACCGATGCACCATTCACTGCGTGATCAACATCAAAGAAGTACTGGCCATCGTAGCAAACGCTGGCAAAACCCTGATTCACTAGGCTGTACACAATTTCATCCGGCAGCTGCTTGGCTGAGAAACCGGCCATCTGTGCTTGTGGCGCATAAACGCCCAACTGGTCGTCTTCGATGTCGTTCCGATCTACCTCGACCGTCGCTTCCCAGTCATCATTGGTGATGGTGTAGCTAAAGCCTGCCAGCGATTTAACTGCTTTTTCGCCAATCCATTTCTGCATGCGAGGGAAATTGGATAGCCACTTGTAATCGTTGGTCTTGGTGCCCGATGGCACCAGCATGGCAATTTTTTGCCAGGACGATGGCGCGGCATCAAAGGCATTGTTAAACGTGGTCTTCAAATTAACGAAAATGGCTTTCAAAGCCGGTGCATTAACAATCATTGCGCATACTCCCCTTATTGAACCCAAACGCCATCAGCTTCAAGGCCGACGACGATCCCGGCTTGCGAGCGGGTATTGGTACCGTTGGTTTTTGCCACGGTCTGGTTATCGACGATGTAACAAACGCGCCCCAAGCTGGCCTGCGTTACAGGATCAGCACCGTCGTTGGCCCACTTGAATGCCTTGCCACGACGCACGCCAACAGTGACAGCGCCATCCGCGCCCCCTGTGTTATCGATACATTCATCCGCCATGCCGAGGTAAGCCAGCGTGGTTGACGTAGCGCCTGGCGTACCGAAGCCGGTTGCGCTGGCACAAACAATCGTTCCGGCCAGAATCTTGGCGTTTGCAGCCACTGGGATGCGAACCAGCTCGCCGTCTTTCAGCGGGGTATTACGATCTGCGATGGCAACGGTCATGATTGACTCCCTGCTGCGATGGTTTTTTGAACATCTTCGACGCTATTGCCGAAGGCTTTGCAGACGGCCAGCGTGGTGTCATCCAGCCCGCCCAGCGGCTGATCAACTGGTGGCTTGCCGCCGGTTTGCGTTGCAGTTAGCGCCGCGATTTTTGGCGCAGTGTCGAGATAGGCCGTCAAAGCAGCAGCATTGGTTTTGGCCAGATCACGCGCCCAGGCTTCCTGTGCGGGCAGTAAGCGGCCGTCACTCAATGCGGCCGTCAGCAACTGCTCGGTCTGACTTGCCTGTGTCTGAGCCGTCAGCGACGCAATTTGGCCTTGCAATTGGCGCATTACATCAACAGAAACAAACTTGGCAGGATCGACTTGATTCGCAGACAAGGCCGCAATTTGCGCATCCGCACTGTCAGCCTTGGCTTTCAGCGCGGCCATCGCGGTGGTGATTTCGACATCGGTCGCTGTCGCGGCCAAGCCGAGCATGGCAATCAGTTCTTCACGTTTCACAGGATTCTCCTCAGTAATGGAAACAGGGGGTGGGCACGCCAGACGTGACAACGCAGCCAATGACAACGGTGGCAACTCATCCAGTGCGGGGGTATTGGTCAAGGCAACGTGCAGCAGTTTCAGTACACGACCGTCGAGGCCATACAGAAAAACGGGAGAAAGATAGAGATACTCTTTGGCCGCGATATGGGCGGCTGCTTTGGCAGTCCATTCCACATCGACGGCATACAGACCATCACCTTCACGCCATTCCAGCGTTTTAAACCAGCCTGATGCGGGCGCTTCCTTGCCGTTCTCGGCGGCTTTCAGCGTCTGATGTTCGTAGTCGACCACATAGCGGGTCTGCCGGGTTAAGGCGGTGGCAACCAACAGCTCGGCATTGGTGCTATCCAATATCCATGCCGCGCACTCAGCAGGTCGACCATCGACGCCGCGAAACTCGCCAGCGGGAAATAGCTTGATCGTCTGACGCTCAGCATTGGGCGTGAGGCTGACTTCAATAGCCAGCGCGGCGATCATCGGAGTGAGTGGGGTTTCTCGTTTCATGCCGCTATGGTGCGGCGTGGGTGGACGTCTTCCGAGCGGATATCAATACTGGATTTCATTCGACTTGCACCTATTGCAACGGTTTGTCATACTGAGTTGGTGCCAGAAACACGGTGAATACCTCCCTGCCGTAGAACGTTGCAAGACGGATCGCGTGAGAGTGAAGCGGGAGTCCTCTCCTGGCACCTTCCTTTAAATATTGCCCTCAACATTCGCGCTGTTACGCATCAACCGGCGCACCTCTTTTTCTGTCGTGATGTAGAACGACTGCAAATAGTTTTCTTTCCCTGTGCGCGTCACCTTCACCACGGCAACCCACCACTTATCGTCCTGTCGGATAAATTTCAGGTGCAAATCACGGTCAGCAATGATCATCTGCGGCGCTTCAAGCACTTGTTGCACTCGCCAATAATCTTCCAGCCCCACGGCCTGACCCTGCCGATGTACCAGCTGTTTAGCCAAAGTATCGTCAGACAGCCACACCGTTTGACTTTGACTTCCCAGCTTATCCATCCCATCCGCATCAAGCACCGCAACCGGAAAACGCTGCCTTGCTGCAAGCACCTGACGCAATTCGGTTGAGCTGCCACCTTCGGCCAGGCCACGCTCAACAACTGTGGCCAGATCCTTGTACCACCCCTCAAAATCAGCACCACGCAATGTATCGGCCACATATTGCCGCGCATCGTGATAGTCGTACTTGTCCAGGTCTGGTTGGTAGCGCTGCACACCCGGATTGCTGTTAAAACCGGCATCAGGAGCAAACCAGTGTGTGCGCCCATCGCTGCCCGACACTTTGATGCCCGTTCGTTGTGTCTCGTACACTTCACCTGTACGTTTGTTGGTGCCGGTCTCCACGGTAATTGTCGATAAGCGACCTTCGGATGACTCAAGGCGCAGACCTTCTTCATCAAGCGCTGACTTTGACACAGGCCGGACACGACAACGGCAATTGAAACCATTGGGCGGGTACCTGGAATCCGGCGCGTTTATTGCCGTCAAACTCAGCCATACAGATAAACTTACCGTCCATATTGCGGATCGACACCGCCGATCCATCGTGGATATCCACGCCTACCTGCACTTCCTGCCCATCCACCTCCATCAGCTCTTCGCTGAAATACACGTTGTTCCACAGCTTCACCTCGCCACGCATGGCCTTGCGGGTAAACGTAGGGCGGAATAAGTCGCGTAATTCCATCTCATCGAGCATCACATCCTCGGCCCTACGGTGTGCCTGGTAATACGCTTTGGGCGACATATGCACGCCATTTACTTTCGGCAGCGAGCTATGTGGCCGCTGGTTGTATTCATTGATCGCAGCATCCAAATCAGCGACAAACTCAGCCAGGCTAGGCACATGCGGCAAATTCACCGTCATGCCTTCCCCTGCATTGCGCTGCACCGTCTGTGCACGGCGGATATCCCGATTCACCAGTCGCAGCGTGTCGCGGTCGGCGTCTTTGCCCTGATAAGTCGGGTATTTTTTCGCCAGCGGAATCGTGATCGTTCCCCATGCCCGCTCAATCAGGCCGCGCCCTTGCGGGTTGCCCGGAATACCCGTTTCGTGATGAATGCCCAGTCGCGGCAAAATCCCAGTCAGTGGCGCATCCAGCACCTTGCCGGTTTCACCCGCACCGTTATCCGAGTAATAAATCAGTGGTGGCGGGTATTTGCTGGCCACATGACGGATCATGTCTGACACGGCGATCACGTTTTCCGATAGGGCGGTGCTCCAGCCCATCGCCAGGCGGCTGCTGCAATCCAGTCCTAACGTCACTTCAATCACCATCGGCTGCCCCGTTTCAGGGTTGATCACCTTGCATTTCATGCCGTGCCCGTCGCCAACCAGCACGTCGCCCGGCGTCAACAAACTCCAGTCACGCCGCACAAACGGCAGCTTGGCTTTCAAGGCCGCACCGGAATGGCGACCGACGTACAGCATTTTCGGCGGCAGCTTTTTCAGCATTCGGCGCACCGCATCAATGCTCGGCGGCACTTCATTCACTGGCAGCGCTTTGACAAACTCGCGATACGACTCGACCAGCGCAGGCTTGCTCGGGCGGCGATACACCGCCAGAAATTCGCCCAGCCACCACGGTGTGCGCATGTCTTTTTGCCGCACTTGCGGTGCCAAACGGCGCAAGCGCTCGCTCGGGCTATCGGTCGATTCGTATTTGTCACACCACCGCAGTAGCGTGCGATCACTCACGACACGATCGGCACTGCTGCGCGCATTGGCATGATCGACCAGTTGCTGCAGCAGCTCGGGCAAGGTGCGATTTTTCGCCGCCTCGGCCACATACACCGCCGCCCTTTTCTTCGATTTCAGCACCCGTTGGATATTGAACACTTCGCACACCAGCGCCATCCGTGCATCAGCCGCCGCGCGTTGCGCATCGCTCAATTCGTCGACCGACACCAGCGTTAAATTCAGTTGCTGTTCGCGGCGGGCTTTTTTAAGTTCGCTCGGCAAAGGGCGTTGCGCCACATCGGCCACTGGCAAATTTGCCAGCAGTGCATCAGCCTGACGCTTTTGCAGCGCTTGTTGCGCGGATTTGGGTAGGCTGGCAATGGCGTATTCGACACCTTTACCTTTTGTTTTGCGACGGCAAGCCCAGCTCTCACGCTGAGCACACTTTGAAACCCCTCGCTCGCTGCCAGGCAAATCCGGTAATTTCAGCCCAGCCAACTCGGCGGCGCTGTAGTGAGTTTTAATTTCGACAGGCTCATTACTCATGGCCCCTCTCCGTATCATTGAGGCCTTTTCCCGCAACGATTACAGACAAGGCAGGGAAAACCGGCTTAAAATTACGCTTGTAATAACGCTGTGGCCAAATGGCCTCTGGTGCGAGCCCTATGGCGGCGGCAATAATCCGCTCAGCTTTTGGATAAGGTCGATCTAGTGCGGTTTTGAGTGTGGTTTCACTCAAGCCCGCCTCTCTCGACAAGGCGCGCATCGACCAGCCTTTTTTATGTAATGCCGCCAAAATATCCGCCCGATGCCAATCATCGGCGGTATTTTTTTGGCTTAGTAATGCACTCATCGCCTAAACCCTCCTCGGTTGTCGATGTGTGCATACTAACGCACATATTCTATGCAATCAAGAATATTTGCGTTCTTTATCTAGTATTTATGCGTTCTCAATTTTCGTTCTGTTTCCTGTCGGATAAAAAAGACACGCACAAATACTAGGTTTACCATGCAAAACATAGGCTTATGCTAGAAAAGGAACTATCTATGTCCGAAGAATCCAGCGTTCCGATTCTGCAACAAGAAATCGGAACTAGAATTTCCGCAACAGCCGACATTCTCGGGGGTCGCAAATCTGCAGCTGAAGCTGCGGGGATTTCTGAAGATATGCTCTATCGCTACATCAGGGGCAGCAGCAAGCCACCATTAGAGGCAATGGTAAATCTTGCCAAAGCTGCAAAAATTCAGCTCGATTGGCTTGCAACAGGCGAAGGCCAGATGTTCAAAGGCAATCTAACCCCCGAGATCAAATCCGCTGCGCGCCAGTTGCTGCGCGAAGAGCCGCGCACCAGTTCAGTCAGCAGCCCCATCCTCGCAAGCGCCCCTGCTGTGGCGACGTTCTGGCCCAACCCCGACGGCGAGCCACAGCTCAATGCCTGGCAGAATTGGGCGGCAGGCATCGATACTTCGCTGTTTGTACCCGTGATCTATGCGCCCAAGCTGTGCGCGGCGGCGGGCAATGGCCTGGTGAACTATATGGATGAGCAGGAAACCGAAGCCCTGATGTTCAAGGCCAGCTTCCTGCGCTATATGGGCGTGCAACCACACCAGGTGTTTTGCATGCGTGTGAAGGGCGAATCAATGGAACCGAGCCTGAAGGATGGCTGTATTGTTCTGGTCGATACGGCACAACGCCGCGTGGCCGAGGGCGTATTTGTATTACGGATGAATGATGAGCTGCTGGTGAAGCGCTTGCAGCCACTACCTGGCGGCGTGGTGCGGGTGATGAGCGACAATCCGGCCTATGCCAGCTTTGAAATCAATCTAAGCCAGATGGCCGAGCACGAAATCGACATTATCGGTCGCGCTATCCACCTCAATACCAAGATTTAA